GGAAGAACGACAAGACTATTTGTTGGCACTGGTTCGAAGCCAGTACGTGGAAAGATTAATCGTTATATTGACGTTCCTCTTAGGCGAGAGTCGAAAGATTCTCGCCTAAACTCTCTAAATGAAAGGGGTGGATAGTATGCTACGAAAATTAATACCGAGAATCCAGATGTTGCCAGATTGTTGGCGGATAACCTGGCTAGATTATGAGTTGCTAATATCACGGTGGAGGTACTAATGGTTAAGATAATTATTCTCACAATAATCATTACGCTATTTTTAATAGGAACAATCCACGCATATATCATGCTTGGAACTTCCGAACATCATGGCGATTATACGACGCGAATATTTACGGCAATGCTGTGGCCTGTATGTTGGGTCGCATATACAATTTCCTACATTTATAAAAAAATAAGAAGAGGACTAAAGAAATGGAAGAAAAGAAGGTAATGATTATTTTCTATTATGACAAAGGTGAAGGGGAACCACAACGAATATGTGATTTCTCTACTAATCATTTTTCAGAGTGGCTTAAGACATTTAATTATTCAAAAAAGCATAATGTTGAATTCTGGCCACGCACTGATGACGAGGAAATACCAAATGAGATCTGTGAAAAAATAGCTGGAATGTGTTTTTATGTCGATGATGTTTGTTTTAGATTTGGATCAGATCATGTTATTCAGTGTATGGATGTTTACTTGAGGTGATATATGAACGTTTTATTTGAGCATTCAGATGGAAGAAAAACAGTACTCGGCACAGCAACTAATAAACAAGACGCTTGGAAGATTGTGAAGAAATTCTTAGATGAACACAACTACCATAGCCCTTATCAGCGTGTATCTGTGATACCAGATGAGCGGCGTGTATGGATTGATGCAGGAAGTTGGTCAGAATTTTTCCACTACACAGATCTTACAGACGAAGAACTGGAGGAATTTCCAATATGATCAAATTCGCAAACACGCACGTAACTGGCATGGATACGGCGATCCGCTCGATGCGTATGCCGCTGCAGAGCTTCAACAAATCTGATAGTCATTGGGATGGTTTCTTTGATGAGTATGTGGATGAATATCCGTTTACGATTGGACCGAATGATTTAGATCTGGCTCATAGATTGCTTTCTAATAATGATGCTGATAGTAAGTTTCTTAGGAGCATACAGGTGTATACGGAAATCACGGCTCCCATGTACTTTTTAGCGGAGTTTGATACTTATAAGATCGGAACAGTGCGAAATTCATCGTCTCTGCAGCACACTGGCGCGAAGCGTGATTATCATATTAATGACTTCAGTATTGATGATCTGAAGTTCACCAATGATTCAGAATATGAAATGGTACGAGATACTTGGGGACATGTATTAGATACCATCAATTTCCTTAGGAAGAAATATAAAGAAACTAATGATTATAGATATTTCAGACTAATGAGACAGCTAATGCCTTCTGGATATGAATACTTCATTTCGTGGACGGCTAACTATCAGGTTCTTCGAACTATGTATTTCCAGCGAGTAGTACAGAAACACCGATTGACTGAATGGTCTGAGGATTTTAAAGAGTTTGTTGAGTCGCTGCCTTATGCACGCGATTTAATTACATATCAACCTAACAAAATTAAGGAGGAATATAGTAATGGGTAATTACGAAGTAGGACAGACAGTAGGTATCAAGGGCAAGGTCGTTGAGATCGTCGAGAATGAGGACGGACTTTTCCTTAAGCTTAAGGTGAAGGCTTCTGGAAAGACGTTCGAGGAGATTTTTGCTGACGATCAGATTGTTGGTGGCGGCAGCAGCGATGACGATACACCCGTAGATCCCGAACCTGATACGCCTGTTGATCCTGAGCCCTGAGGAGGATGTATGACCGAATTATATGAATCAAAGGATCAGGCAGTGAGCCATCCGAAGCATTATGCGCTCATTCCTGATAAAGACGTGGAAGTTATAGATGTTATTAAAGCTGCGACCAAGGATTTATGTGGCATATTCGCTACAGACACTGGCAACATTATCAAGTACGCCTGTCGTTGGAATAAGAAAAACGGCAAGCAAGATATCGAAAAGATAATATATTACGCTACCCATTTGTTACGAGAAATTGAAATTCTTGAAACAGAAAGAAATGAGGAGAAAATATGAGAATATATCTCGCTGGTGCCATTTCTGGATGTGATTGGAGTGATGTTTCTGATTGGCGTGCTGATATGTCGAGTGTGATTTACGACGTATCTCGCGCCAAATGGTCATGCTTCAATCCGTGCGACCATATACCAGACAGCTTTGTCACTCACGAATCTGTTCATATGGATGATCGCGAGGCAATGGATTATGATCTGTATAATCTTTTGCGCTCTGATTTAATGGTTATCAATTTTGCTTTTAATCCTAAGAGCATTGGCACGATAGCAGAGATGGGTGCTGCATATACTCATCAGATTCCGATTCTTGGGTTAAATGAAAAGGGTGAAGACCTACATCCCTGGCAGATTGCGATGTGTGCCAAGATCTTTTCAAAGTATGAGAATCTTCTGGCATATATAACGAATCACTATATAAACGGGTGAATATTATGGGGCGTGATTTTTCAAAATGGCGGCAAAAGCGTCAAAAACGCGACTTACCGCCAGATCAACTTTTACACATCATGACAGAAATCTGGGGTAAACAGATTGCGGATGAAAAGATGGACGAATTTAAGAAGTGGAAGGAAGAAAAAGAAGATGAAAATAATGCTTGATGATGGCGCAAAGACGCCTACAAGAGCGCATACAACAGATGCTGGCTTGGATTTGTATTGCATGCAAGGGGTCATTGTTGAACCCCACCAAAGTGCAACAATTGATACTGGCGTCCATATTGCTTTTGATGAAGGCACATTTGGACAGATTGTGAGTAAATCTGGACTCAATGTAAAGCACGGCATTGTATGCTGCGGAGGCACAATTGACTGCGGTTATACTGGCAGCATTGTAGTCAAAGTGTATAACCTCTCTAACGAGTGGTATACATTTAAGCCTGGTGACAAGGTGGCGCAAATTATTGTTATGAAATATGAAGCGCCAGATCTGGAACTTGTTGATCATTTAGATGACACTGACAGGGGCAGTGCAGGATTCGGGTCAAGTGGGAGATAATAATGAAGGTAATATTTCTGGATGTTGACGACGTTATCAATAATGAATCCACCAAAGCGCGTTGTAATGATGTACGCGGAATTGACGGAGCATTAGTCCGAAAATTAAAGGCGATTGTGGACGCAACAGATGCCGCAATCATCCTGAGTAGTACATGGAGACTTGGCTACAACAAGGATCATCAGGATCTGCAGGACTTTACTAAATATTTATCTAACAAGCTTGGCAAGTGCCACTTGCGTTCTGTTGGCTGCACTCCAGACCTTGGTCGTAATGGTGCCAATCGTGGGCATGAGATTCAAGAATGGCTCAATAAGAATGACGATATTGTTACTGAGTGGGTCGTTCTGGATGATGAGGCGTTTGGAGACTTTGAGGAGTGTGGCATTGTGCCGCATTGGGTACAGCCAGTAAATGGCCTTACGGATGAAGATGTTGAGCATGCAATTAAGATTTTGAACGGGGAATTAAATGAGCCGAAAGAAGAGAGCAAAGAAAAGAAAACGCGAAAGACTAAGAAATAAAAAGATAGTGAAGAAGTACCCGTGGCTCCTGCCGATTGATAGTTGGACTGGCAGACCATATAAAGGTTATGACTATTCGTGGACATTACTGGATTGTATGCCTGATGGGTGGCGTTTTGCGTTTGGTGACATGATGTGCGAGGAAATTGACGCGCTGCTTAGGCGTGCGAACTTCGTTAAAGAGTACAGAATAGTTGAGGTGAAAGAAAAATTTGGGTCCTTCAGATGGTCTGACAATGGTGTTCCTGCAAGCATACATGATGAAATGTCACATGTAATTAGTAAATATGAAAGTATTTCAGAATGCTGCTGTCTTATTTGTGGCAAACCAGATGTCAAGATGACTAATGCTGGCTGGATGGAACCGCTATGTAAGCCATGCTACGAGAGATGTGTTAATAGCACACGCACATACGAAGAAGTTACTGATACAGATGATCCTGGGCGACTTCCAGATACATACACGGTGCGCAGATTCAGCACGGAAGGGTCAACAGATACAACATATGACATCAGTGAAACATCTAATAAAGTGAGGATGAGATATGAGCGTATTCAGAAGCGGCGATCCAGACGAAGACTTCGCCAAGAAGGACTTTGAAGATTATGAGTGGTTGAAATCCAGGCCAGTATGTAATGAGTGTTTGGAAGGAATTACCGATGAATATTACTACGAGATAGATGGCAGGAACTACTGCAAGGATTGTCTCATAAGTTACAAAGTTTGGATTGATGAATGAGGAGGTTGTGATGAATATCACGTTATACACAACACACTGCCCGAAGTGCAAGGTGTTGGAAATACAGCTACAAAAGAAAGGACTGAAATTCAATACAATAGAAGATGAGCAAATTATGATTGAAAGGGGCTTCTCGACCGCGCCAATTCTTGAAGTTGACGGAGAAGTAATGGATTACACAGCAGCTATCAACTTTATCAAAAGAATTGGAGAGTAAAAACTATGAAAAGCAGTAAATCTATCATTAACCCGTATCTGAAAAACCAAGACTGGAGAGTCAAGGAGAATTCAAATTCACCATTTAGCTATGGTGGTCTATGTAAATATATTACCGCAGAAGTTAGTAAGGATTACTGGCTGCGTGAAGTATATACAGAGGATATTGCACAGGCGTACGTTAGCGGTCACATTCACATTCACGATTTAGGTGGAATGACACTGTATTGTTGCGGATATTCTCTTAAGGATATTCTTCTGAAAGGTGTTAGAGGAATTCCCAATATTCCAGTTTCATCTCCAGCAAAGCATTTTGATAGCGTGCTAAATCAAGTTGCTAACTTAATGACTATTTTTCAGAACGAAATAATGGGAGCAGTTGCTTTAAATAGTTTCGATACATTAATCGCTCCGTTTATTAAACAGGACAGGCTCGACTATGCTGCAGTAAAGCAAGGAATGCAGAACTTTATTTACAGCATTAACTCTAATAGCCGCATGGGGGCTGAACCTGCATTCACTAACCTTACATTTGATCTTACTCCTCCAGAAGACTTGCTGGACGAGTACGTTATCATCGGTGGTGACTTGGCCAGTTTTACATATCGTTCTTGTCAGCAGGAGATGGATATGCTAAATAAGGCATTCTTTGAAATTATGTTGGAAGGAGATTCAAATCATAAACTGTTTGCTTATCCTATTCCTACATACAACATTCATAAGCGCTTTGACTGGGATAATCCGAATAATAAGCTTCTGTGGGAATTAGCTGGCAAATTCGGGTCGCCATATTTTGCTAACTATATCAATTCTGATATGAATCCAGAGGACGCAAGAAGCATGTGTTGCAGACTCCGCCTCGACCTTACCGAGCTTCGTAAACGAAACGGTGGATTGTTCGGATCTGGTGATAGCACAGGATCAATTGGTGTTGTAACAATCAACCTTCCTAGGATTGCTTATGAGAGCAATAATGATGAAGAACAATTCTTTAAGAAGCTTGATTATTACCTCGATGTTGCAAAGAAGAGTCTTGTAATCAAGAGAGAGTGGTTGGAAGAAAACATTATTAAGCCGAATGCTATTCCTGCGTTTATGGAATATGTAGGCACGATGAAGAATCACTTCTCGACTATTGGTGTAGTTGGAATGAACGAGATGTGTGAAAACTTCTTTGAAGATCATTCCAATATTGTATCTGATAAGGGCAAGGCGTTTAGTGAAAAGGTTGGTCAATATATAAGAGATAAGCTCGTTCAGTATCAAGAGGAAACTGGTGTACTGTTCAATTTCGAAGCTACACCAGCTGAATCAACCTGTTATAGACTCGCTCTGAAAGATAAGAAGGATTACGAAGATATTATCACCCAAGGATCTGGTAAAGATTGCTATTATACAAATTCTTGCCATATTCCAGTAAAGCTTATCAAGGGTATTGACTCGACATTTAAGCATCAAGAGGTTTTGCAAACACAGTTTACTGGTGGCACCGTTATTCATTTATATCTTGAAGGTGCTATTTCTGGTGATAATGCTAAAGCGATTGTGAAAACAATGTTTGAAAGATATAAGGAGCCATATGTAAGTATTTCTCCTATTTCAAGATATTGTGATACGCACGGATACATAAAGGAGAATGTTGATAAATGTCCTATCTGTAAGCAAAGACTGAAGAAGTATCAGAGAATTACTGGTTACCTTCGTTGCATTGATAATTTTAATCGTGGGAAAAAGGCCGAATTCGATGATCGTAATCAACTGCAGGCAGAACAACTTGAAGATTAAGAGGTGGTTATGACAATAAAAACTATTGTCGACGAAGATCTGACGAACTACAAAAAACCATCGATGTTGATTGGAACGGCTCGTTGCACATTCAAGTGTGACGAGCCGAATCGTCAATATTGTCAGAATCGTCCGTGGGCTAAACAACCAGATATCGAGATTTCGAATAAGGAAATCATAGATAGATATCTTAGTAATCACTTAACACAAGCACTAATCATTGCTGGCCTTGAACCAATGGATCAGTTTGATGAAGTATTTGATTTAATTAAAGATTTTCGAAAGGTATCTGACGATGATGTGGTTATTTATACAGGATATGATGCTAATGAAATCAACGACAAGATTAATCAATTGCTTGAATTTGTTCATATAGTTATAAAATATGGGCGGTATATCCCAGGTCAACAACCACACATGGATTTGATTCTCGGGGTTAATCTAGCATCTGATAATCAGTACGCACAAAGGATATCATGATATGGAAAAGAAACGAGATTATACTGGACAACAATTTGGTAATAGACTCATTATAAGAAATGAATGTGTCCCAGAAGATTGGACAAGTATTGGTAAGCCTGTTCCAAAATATTATAAACATTACAGATTATCTGAATGTTTAAATTGTCACACACATATTCCGTGTGATCTTAGTACGATTGAAAGGAATAAACCTAAAAGATGTTCGTTTTGTTCGAATATTGGTAATTTTTTTCATCTAAATACAACAAATAATTCATGGAGAGTTGTGGAAGATACTGCGTATTGTGATGTTACATTTCATAATGAAACGGTTACATTTTATATTGATAAAAGTCAATACGATATTGCGAAACAGTATTCATGGAGAATAGCAAAGAAGCGGAATAAATACTATGTTGTTGCTGGATCATACAAAAAAGGAACGATGATTTATTTACATCAACTAGTATATGGTAAGGTTTCCAAAGGATTGGAAATCGATCATATTGATGGAGACAGTTTAAACAACAGAAAAAATAATCTCAGGGCAGTGACTCATATTGTTAATGTCGATAATATGAAAAAGGTGAGAACGGATAATCAATCTGGAATTCGTGGAATCTGTTATGATAAGATACATGATAAATATGTAGTAAATTATTCTTATCATAATACACGCATATATGTTAAACCGTGGAAGACGATTGAAGAGGCCGTGTACTGTCGTCAATGTTTAGAAAAAGAATTTGGATTCACATTAATAGAAGATAATGACATTGCGAAACATTACGAGTTATGCAATCCAATTCTCAGAAAAAATATCGAAGAATATGTGCGCTCAAAGGTATCTTCCAAACTAATATTAATCAACAATCAGGAGGCGAGCGCATGACAAACACAGTATCTTACATATTTGATTCAAATAGATCTCCAGAGGATATGGGATTCCAGTGGAACCAAGCGGCAAGGCGATTTATCCAGCGCTTTAACGTGTGGAGGCTCGATTACTCCGAGAATGCGTCCGTGTATTGCGAATTGAAGCTTGATCCAGAGGATAACACATGCGAACTTGGCATATATGAGGCTCCGAAAACATTCTATGGGCCATTCTATCTCGACATATTTGGTATCGAAGAAATGAACGGTCATGACATTATCTTCCGAAGAATCGATGAAAAGCTCAAGCAACTTCATCTAATTCCTGACGTCAGGAGATTACGTGCAATTCCTGAGCTACACAAGATGAATTATTGCGGCCCTCAGAAGGAGGAATGCTATGAGTGATTCCTTTTACATCGTCGAATCAATTACTGATCCCGATGGCAATCCGAAACAAAATGGTCGAGCCCATCAGACAGTTGGGCACAAGGTATTCATTAGCGAGCGTGATGGCGTTAAGGTTGGACTTCCATGTTATCTCTGGTATTTCACAGATTGGGAGGGTAATGAGGTACACCACTTCTGCCACAAAACAAGTGATGTGAGACATTTTCAGAAAGTTGGCAGTCACCTCATTATAACTACCGAGCAATCTGAGTATAAACTGCAGGAGGTGTCGTCAGATGGGTGAATCATATATAGGTGAAATATATTTTCTTATTTGCATGCTGATTTGCTGCGGCGTTGGACTTGTAGTTTCGCTGGTTGGTTGGATTATTGAGAGGTGGTTTCAAAAATGATGTACAGCAGCAAAAAATGTTACAGATGCAAATGCCACAAGGTGATTTGCTATCTATCTGGTAATAGTTTTCTGTATTACTGTCAAGGGTGTCACCATGAGTGGAAGCGCCAGATATCACACGAGGATAAAAAGGATGATAGACGCAGAGGTGTTCACGGCATTAGTAGCAGTGCTGTTTAGCTGCGTGATGCTTGTAATTATTTTAATAATTTGGATATGGAGCCAAAAGTTATGATGTGCTGGAATTGTGGGAGTGAGAATCTTTCTCGCACCGTATATGGGAACAAAATCAAATACTATTGCCACGATTGTGGCGAGACTTGGCAGGAGGAAAAGGATGAAGCCGAAGAAATACCTGATCAAGAAGGTGACGAATTACTTCGAAGACGAAAAACCAGAAAGAATGGGTAAAGTTGTTTACTGGATAGACGAGCCCGTTGTTGGTAAGCCAGCATTAATTTATTACGAAGATAGTACACACATTGGATTCCGCACATCAAACGTGTGCGACATTCACTGGATGCGCACTATTATCACTGGCGAACTTGAGATGATTTTAGAGACTGAAAATTCTATTTATCACTTGATAGAGGTGAAAGATGGGCAGACCGAAGGGGAGTAAGAACAAAAAGAATGAAGTAACCACTCCAGTTGAAATGATCAAATCAAAGACTACAGAAGAAGTGTGCGAAGAAGAGATGAGAAGGGCAGCTGAGAAAGGGCTGCCCGATCCAGATTGGGATTTCCGCACCATGTATAAGCGCGGCGATAAGATTTATTACGTGTGGATAAATCACTTGACGGGCGACAAGGAATTGCTCGAGCTTACTGTTCGAACGGTATATGCCCGTAGCATGATCGCGCACGAAGATAAGGGGAATTCCCACATGATTGGGTACACGACGCGTGACATGATTTTCTTCGATAGATACGAGGCCGAAGGATATTACAAGAGTGTGAAGGTGGTGGCTGAGTATGGAGCCAATGCTTGATATTAAAGACTTGATGAATTATCTTAAGATTGGAAAGAACAAAGCATATAATCTAATGCGCTCTGATTCATTTCCATCAATAAAGATAGGAAGTCAATACAG